ATTATGAGAAACTTATACCTTCAATCGGTCAGTTTACTAGCGTTTTTACTCTTGCTTTGGTTGGCTGCTCTGCTCCCATTATTCTTAATTTAGTCAAGCCATTAGTCAAGAAAGCCATAGCTAAATTACAGAAATCTAAGGATACTAAGACAAGCAAGCAAGATTAGGGGCGGTTCAGAGTCGATTCTGAAGGGGCTATTTTTTACTTTCTGGGTATAGTTTGTGCAAATGTGGTATAACTTGACCCTTTTTAGGTTTTACGATCACATCTTCACAGAGCTTGTAATAAGGAGAATCTTTTGCATATTCGATACCAGCAATTTTTAATTCACCGCAATTTTTGAGCCTTGCCAATTCATAATTTAATCTTTCCTTTGATAATATTTGCCTTTGGATTTTTTCTTGCGTTGTTGCACTTTTAAGACAGGCTGTTTGAAATTTACTTCCAAGTGGTATTGAAAAGGTTGCAGCTACACCAAAAGAAAAACCTGTTGAATCTTTGTTGCCACTATAGTTTTCTCTAAAATATAAAATCTCACCAGCATTTGTAAGGTTGCCATTTGAATCTGTAGCCTCGTTATAAACAGGAGTGTGGTAAACATAATCCTGTGGTCGTTTTATATTTATACTTGTCTGTGCATAAGGGCTTATAGATAACTGAGGCCCAGAGCAAACAATACCGTTGCCATAATGGTTTTCAACAAATGGCCCCCCTAAAACTTGGGTTGCAAAGTTCGATACGCTGGATGATGTACTGGCCTGTGGATTCGCTACGGCTGAAGTGTCTGCATATACTGGCTGTCCTATAAGTAAGGCTGCTATTGAGAGAATATAACTGTTGTATCTGTAACCGATTCTGAAGTAATGGTTCTTGTTATATCGGTAACGCTTTCTAAAGATGGCCCTTTGTAAAATTCCGAAAATTGAAAAGCCTGTCCTTGATTTTGCTGAACCCAATTTGGTTTTTGCTGAAGGTCTAATCCTGTCCATTCGTAAGATGTTCCGTTTACAGTTTCCGTAACAGTTGCATTTGGCATGGATATAGTTTCACAATTTCCACAAGATACGTTTGAGCCTGTGACTGAGTAGGTATAGCCTGAATTCCAGCGAGTTTCTCGAATGACCTCAGTAATATTATTCTGAGTCTGGGTTCTGGAAGTGCTACTTGCAGAATTAAAGTTTGGAACCACAACTTGAGCATTAACAGAGGGCGATAAAAAAGCTAAAAATATAAATAATTTCCACATTAATCAACAGTTAAATCTGTGACAAATTGACCTGTGAGAACAACCCCTGTTCCTGTGCCACCTGTTAACGTCATGGTGTGATTATCTAAGGAAACGGCTGCTGTGCCTACTGAACCAGCACTTGTGGAAGTAAGATCACTAAAATTACCAACTGTTCCTACTGTAACCGCAGATCCACTTGTCTGGTCACCTTCTAGGTAGCTAGTGCTGTAGGAAAAAGCTTCTCCGCTAGTGGCCTGACTAGATAAAGGGAAAGATATACTAGGAACTCCGTTTGATGTGGTTCCAAATCCTCCGATGGTTGCTGCTGAATTTGAATCTACAGTTGTAATATTATTTCCGCTAATACTGTAAGATGACCCGATTTTGTCAGCCGAAGTTGCTGCGGATAGGCTTTCCAGTTTTACCGAGCTAGAAATAGAGTGAGTCAAATTAGCAAAAACTGGTAAAGGTAAAGCTAAAAATAAAAGTGGAATAAATTTTTTCATGGTTTTGATTTAGTAGGGTCAACTTTGATAACTTCTGGTTTGCTTGTTATCAACTCAATAGGCTGCTTAATAATTATAATTTGTTCTCCATTAGAGTTTGTATTATAAGTTGCTGCTGTTTCATTATCTTTCTTTTTCTTTTTTCCTACCTGTGAAGCATTAACACCAATATTTAAACCCCCCAAAATTGAACCGAGCAAACCCGCAGCAAAAGTCGAATCCACACGAGGCTGGTCTGGAATGTCCAAACCAAATAATTTATTAGGCAGTTTTACATAACCAAGAGATAAAACTAATAAACACCAGATTAAAATAAATCCTTGTGCAAAAGTTGCAACTAAAAAAGTAATTTTTTCTTGATAATCTGGCTTTTCATCCTCTTTTTGTTCTATTTTTTGATCTTTTTCTGCTGTTTTATCTGCCATAGTGTAGTTTTATTAGCAATAATAGGCATAATTACAGATTAAAGCAATGGGAGAGGTACAAGCAGCGTTAATAGGTGCAATAGTTACAGCTTTAGCAATGACTTTATCTAATATGAGCAATAGAAGAGAAAAAACTATTATTGATATTTATAATAGATTGAATAAATTAAGTGAAGCAGTAAGTAGGTTAGAAGGCAAAATTCAATAATTTTGGTATGTTTGGAAAGAACACCAAAACAAATGTCAAAATTTTTAATTAACCTTTTCATCAAGTTCGGCAAGAGTGAATCTCTACGCAAAGCCTGTTTATCGCTCTTACAAGATTTAGCTTCAAAATCCGATAATGACGTGGATGATGCCATAGTCAAGATGATTGAAGAAAAGCTCTTTCCAGTCAAATGAGACAGATTATAAAAGCTCTCAACTCCAAGATGAGTCTTGAGGAAGAGTTTGAGCTAGAGAAACAAATACAAAAAATAAATAAACAAAACGACAAAAAAGAATTAAGAGAATATGCAATCGAATTACTTAGAACAGGTTGTAAGCAGGGCCATTTTATAAGCATAGCCCTTGAAATAATTTGTGACCAGCAAGATTTAATTTTTAAATTAGAGGCAGAAAAAGCCAAAAAAAAAGCAACTTTTTTAAGCCGCTTAATATATGTTTTGTTTAATAAAAAATAGAGGACTTACTGACTGTTAAGCTTGTTACTAAGCCTATTAGGGACTTTGACCTTTTGCCCACTTAGCAATCCACGCAGGGAACTCATATCTTTTTACAATTACTATCTATATGGCTATGAGGGCAATCGGGCCAAGTAATTGCAAAAGAGCAGCTATAACCTTTGGATTGGAACAAAGTGTCATGCCTCTAAGGAATTAAATCTTCGTCTGTAATGTCAAACCAAACTCCAGATTCTTCAACTATCCCAGTTAATTCATCTGTCCTTGTCACTTCTAAAAATTCAAAAGTTTTTTCTGTATCTGGTGAATAAAAGATTTGCCCTATGTAAGGATTAACAGGAAAAGTTATAGTTTTCATAATTTAGAAAGGAAGATCGTCTGGTAGCTCAGGCTGGTTCGCTTGTACATCTACAGTCCTCTCAGACGCTTCTTTGTGAGGCATTGGCTGTATTCTGCCAGAGTTGCCCCACATACCTCCCCAAAGCGAAAATCCAGCAACCTCATCATAATCTGATTTACTCTTATAGACACGAATTTTTGTGCCATCCATTTTTGCATTTACGGCAGCTTGAGCAAACCAGTTTGCAGCTTTGTCAGCTTCTTCACAGGTAAAATCAATAACTATGTTTTGATCTGGAGAGTTTTCTTTGGTGCTGTTGTTTTTTGTAAATCGTACTTTTGCAAAAAAAGCAGGGGTGTTTGTCATTGTTAAAAGGGTTTGATAGGGGTGATTTGGTTTGCCTCTTCCCATGCGAGGACTTTGTGTAGTTGGTATCTAATTTTAGGAGTACCAAAAGCAACAAAAGGAAGCTCATAATACTCAGGGCCATATTCTCTAGCCCGCCAACTTTTTATAGTATTGGGACTTAGCCCATACCTTTCTGCTAACTGTTGAGTCGTTAGGTACTGGGTTTCAGTTACTGTCATTAGGCCAATTCAGTTTTTTTAGTAGTTACTAAATCACTAAGAACCGTATATTCGTCCTGAGTGATTTTTCCTTGAGTATATCGCACTTCTAAATTTGTTTCATGCGATAACAACCGTTTTAAGTCTGTTTCTTTTTCTATAGCTGTTTTAGCAGCAATAAAGACATTTTGGATAGGTTGGGCTGATCTTGCTTTGTGTGGCTTTTCTTTGTGTGACTTTTCTTGTTCAGTTGCACTTGCAACTTCATTAAAAGCCCATAGCTCATAACCCAGAGAAAAGGTAAAAGCGGCACAAGCTGCCAAAGCTCTACGGTGAGAGTCGGATACATCCCTTGCAGAAATCCTGTCAATTTTAATAGGATTATTACGATTGTCCATGATGGCATAAGGAAATAAACCAGTTTCACCGCCATTAGGATCTGTAAAATAGCACATTAAATAGCCTGTTCCATCAGGTGCTTTCCATACCGCATCATATATTGAGGGGCTTGTAGCCGATCCTGTGTTGACTTTTAGCTGAAAATTCCAGCCTTTTGCATGAATATTTAAATAATATGCAATTCTTGACCATTTACAGTATTTGCGGCCAGCTTTTTCATAAACGTCTGATGGCTGAATAATGCTCTCAAGATTTGGCCTTTCCATTATTGAGATTGTCATTTTTTAATCACCTCTAAGATTGATGTTTGTTGTTTTTTTGGTTTTTGTACCTTGTACAATTTAGTGTCATGTTTTGGTGCAACAAATTTCACCATTGGTTCATTTTGCACATACTGGTTAAAGCACTTTATAAAAGCATTAAGGATGTATCTTTGTGTCCCATAATGCCTCTTTCTAAAATAAGGATCTGAAAGCTGATTTCTAAAAGACAGAATTACACTATCAGGAGATAAATTTGCTCCAACAGTTACAGCATCCCAGAACTCCCAAAGTTGTATATCAGACCAGCCCGCATCCATGCAAAGCAAGGTAACAGCTAATCCAAGACTATTTGAAAAACATTTAAAATTCTTGCGTTTCTTTTTAATTACTGAAAGCAAAGCCTCAATTTCTTCTTGCCTTTCTGTATAAACTTTTGCTATCTCAGGTGCAGAGGGCATGGAGATAGAGTTGCCACCCCATGTCCTGTCTGGATGATGATAGTAACAATAGGTAATTTTTAAAGCTCCAGAGATAGTACGGCCATCTTCAGAGCCAAGAATATCTAAAGCATCACCAATAGTTCTTTTAGATCCAGTATCTACAACATCAAAGATCCCAGAATCCATGTTTGTTGCAACTAGCATTTTTACAGTTGTGCGGCTCTGCAATATGGCAGCAAGTCTGTGCTGACCATCAATTAAGTTGCCATCTTTATCAAAAGCTATGCCTTGATTTGTTACTTTCCATTCGCCATTCTCAATAGCTTTGGTAAGTCTTGCGAGGTTGGTATATTTAAGACCCCTATTGTTCTTGTTTCTGTGAGTAAGTATTTTTTTTGCCATGTCTGGTGTAATGTCCATGACTTCAAAATGTGGCTTTTCTGATTCATTTGAGCCAGCTAGGGGGTGTAAGTGTTTGGATTCCATCTGGACTTGCGTTTGTATATCCTCGCCAGAATTTAGTTTTAGATGCTTCAAGTATTTGGTGAAGCGTCTGCTTTTGGAGTTCATAACCTTTCTCAATAAAATTAGGTGAAAGTTGGTAAATTCCAACTGAGTAGGGAT